GGCAGACAATAGACGCTCCAACATTGTAGCTACGAAGCGGCATAGGGGGCAGAAGAAACACTGACTTGTAATAGGCGTGACCAGAATGTATCGCTTTGTATGGAAGAACAACCCAAGGCGCGAAACGCTTTACGGTCGAGCGTGTAGGGTTGTGACTCGCGGCAAGATGAACAGCGCGCTAGTAGAATTCGAGAACGGGCAGCGCGAGATCGTGAGCCGGAACGCGCTGAGAAGGTTGAAAAATGTGGAATCTGTGGCTTGCGATTAAAGAAGCATGGGCGACGTTATGGACGGTGATATGTTTTGTGCCGTTCTTGATCTATTGGGCGATTGCACAGGCATGGGTGAATCGAGGCAAGCGTGATTGAGTTTTTCATTAGCGCGCAATGCATTGTCGGTTTGGTCATCGGCTTCTTTGCGGGGTTTCTCTTCTACGTTTTCGCGCACGAAGCGGTTGGCGGCACATGATGGGCGAATCAATCTTTGTGCTCGATTATCAGGACGAAAAACACGTGTGGCATTTTCACATGGCAACGCAATCGCCTGAATATGCTCGGATTGAAAGCGCCCGCATGAGAGAAATGTTTCCCGACGCAAGGCGTCGTATTAGAGAGTTTGTGGCTAACGGCATAGAGATTCCTGTCCGATAACGGGGTCAGCGCGCTAATCAATGGGCAGATCGCAGTTGCAACTTGGGAGCGCCGCGCCGCACCCTTTACAGAACAACTTGTCCATGTCAACCAGGTCGCGTCCGCAATCGGTGCAAACCAGAACGTCGCTAAGGTCGTCGTCAACCGCGCCGTCAATGAATTGCATTGAGCCGCGATGTTCAACGACTGTGTTCGTGTGATTGCAATTTGGTATCATCTTGTTCCTTTCCATATCCATGAGTTGAGTGATCGCCACAATCGCGAGTAGAGGGAGAGCCATTACCGTCAAGGGGGACGCGGATCTTCTTGCGGCAGGGCGAGCCGTCGTCAAGTGATTCGGTGCAAGTTGTTTCGCCCCAATGGGTCATCATGGGCTGTGAGCAGACATTAGCCAGTTGTCGCGGCGTTGGCGGGCTTCATCTAGCGACTTGGCAACACAGGAAAACAATTCTTCATCGAGCGTGCGATAGTCATATTGAACGCGTTCACTTTTGAGTGAGCCAGGATAGCCGCCGACCTCAAAGTATTCATATGATTCTTGACCGGGCGGGCACGTAGAGCAACCGTGATTATCTGATTTCATATTGCTCCTTTGAGAAGATAGAGTTCGTAGGTAACTACGGCTGAAACGGAGAGGATCGCGGCGAGCATGATGCAGAAGGTTTTCATGGATTATCCTTTTTGGCTGGTTGCGGGTGTTCCCAATTGCGCGGTTGGCGATACTTGTCAATTTGCAATCTGACCTGCTCGGCGTGTTCTTTGCAGGGAAAGATGCTTGAGTGCGCTAACGGAACGTAGATCGTATCGTATTGGTCGAGAAACTTTCCGCATACCGGACAGTGACATGAGTATAGGAACATGGTGATTGCTCCTTGGGGTTAGGCGAGGGCGAACTCGTGTCTATTGTCTTTGATGTGTTGAGCCATGCGACAATTGGGATAGTACTTTAGGATGTGCTCGGCATAGCAAGACTTGCAGATTCGTACGCCGCTTCGCGGTAGACCGTTGTCGTCATCCCAATAGATACCCTGCATATCGCCTAACTCAACGGTGTGCTTTTTGTACTGACACAAATTTCTTGGTAAGTGATTGCTCATTTTAGCTATCTCCTTTGTCGGTGAGGGGGTTAGGAACAGTGACCGGCTTCGCCGCATAGCGTAGAGTTACCCGCGCTGTCTGCTCTGTAGATTTCTGATATTGTCATGCGAACGTAATTAGTTTTTTTTCGGGCGTCCGCCGAGCTTGCCATTGGCGGCAGAGGATTTTTTCTTGGCGGCGCTTGTGCGCTTGCCAAGCGATGCGCCCGTAAGGCTGGCGTCTGCAATTGCCGCTATGTCTGGATCAAGGTCTTGCAGGCTTGCGTCCATCCACTGATTGCCAACGGCGGCAAACAATCTGTAAGCGTCTCGTCCATGCACTTTGGCGATGATCATTTTGTGTGACTCGTCATAACCATGATGATTTGCGATGTAGTCAATTATTTTTTTGGGCGCTCCGAGATGTCTGAGATCACGCGACGAGCCAAAGGGCGTATTGATATACATGTTGCCTCCTTAGGGCTGAGATTATGACGTGCAGTCGCCGTAGCAGTAGGTGTGGCACTTGGGGCAGCCGTTGTAGGCGGCTTTGGTGGTTGTTGGCGTGGTCACGTCGTTGTGGACGGTGATCGCGTGTTGGGCGATCCAGTAATTGACTTGCTCAAGATCGACGATCCAGAGCTTGCGAGCGGAGTCCCACTGACCATTAAGCTTGGACTTGATGAAATCCTTGACCGCAAACATGTTGCCGCTCAGCAGGTCTCCGTCTAGTGTCAGGTCAATTTTGCGGTATCGGATGGTGGTCATGTTGGTCTCCTCGTCTCTATCTTGACCATATCATACTGCCTATCGTTAGGTTTGTCAATGGGTATGTTGACATAATAACGTTAGAGATTAGTGCTTTACATAAATCGAAAGTGTGATAGAATAGAGGGCGCAGGGAGCGTTAATAGGCGATGCGGGCTATACCCATAGGATAGCCAATAAGGGAAGCGGGCGAACATCCCCACCCCTGTATAATGTGAATGAAGCGAACTGAGGTTGAGTTAAAGCAACAGGCGTTTGTTGAGGAGTACCTTACTTGTTGGAATGCGAGTGAGGCAGCTCGGCGCGCTGGGTATAAGACGCAAGCGAACGTGCAGGGGGCAAGGCTATTAGCAAACGATAGCATCAGGGCAAAAATTGAAACGCGTCTGAAAGAAAAGGCGATGGGCGCAGACGAGGTCTTGGCTAGGCTCGCAGAACACGCGCGGGGGGATTTCTCGTCGTTCTTGACTGCGACCGGAACGATTGACTTGACTAGCGACGACGCGAAGGCAAAGTTGTTTTTGCTGAAAAGGGTCAAGGTCACGTCGCGGAAATATGCAAAAGACGATGAATTTGAAGAGTATCACACGGAAATTGAATTACACGATCCGCAAGCCGCACTCGTTCATATTGGGCGGCATCACAAATTGTTTACTGACGCGGTCGAACAAACCGTATCGGGCAATCTAAAAATAGAATATGTCAACGATTGGCGTACCAAGGATCAAGCTCCCGCGCCCGCATCCGGGGCAACGGGAGATACTGAGCAATCCAGCTAGGTTCAAGTGGGTGAGTTGCGGGCGGCGCTGGCGCAAAACGACAATGGCATTGCACCCAGCGGTAGAGGGCGGGATTCGAGGCGATATAATTCTTTGGGGAGCGCCCTCAGCAGACCAAACGGGAGTGGGGTGGGACGAGTGCAAGCGATCGGTACGCGGCGTTGCGAAGATACACGAATCGTTTCCGCACAGAGCAGAGTTTCCATCGGGCGGAAAGATTGTATTCGAGACGCTAGACAACCCGGATAGCGGACGCGGGTTTACCTACAACGGCGCGGTGTTTGACGAGGTTGGGCTAATCAAGGCAGAGGCATATTATGCGGTTGTCTCTCCGATTCTGTCAGACACAAAAGGCTGGTTTCTTGGAATAGGAACGCCCAATTATCGCAACTGGTTTTATCGCGAGTGGATGAGCGCGAAGGATAGGGCGGACAGCGCGGCGTATCAGATACCAACGCTGGGCGTGAAGATCGAGGGTGAGGCATTAGTACGCGATCCGCACCCGCTAGAGAATCCCGACTTCTCGTTTGATGAGGCGAAAAGACTTTTTGAATCAGTTCCGCGCAACACGTTCAGGCAAGAGTTTCTAGCGGAATTTCTCGAAGGCGAAGGAGCTGTGTTTCGGAACGTGCGCGCTGTATGTGTTCGGAAGGCGCCAGATAAACCAGAGAATCACAGAGGGCATCATTTTGTATGCGGGCTAGACTGGGGCAAGTCGAATGACTTTACGCGTATCCGTGTAGGCTGCAAAGAATGTCGCGTTGTAGTAGATTGGGATGGATTTAACAAGATCGACTATGTGTTTCAACGGGATCGGCTACGCGTTTTATTTGATAGGTGGAAACCAGAGCAAATACTTGCTGAATCTAATAGCATTGGCGAGCCGAACATAGAGATGTTATCGCGCGAGGGATTGGCGATTGTTGGGTTTGTAACTACCGCGACAAGTAAGCCTCCTCTCATTGAATCGCTTGCGCTCGCGATAGAGCGCGCGGAGTGGCAATTGCCAGAAGAGGACGCCGACGAACTCGAAGCATATGAGATGAAAGTGAGCGCAAATACAGGACGACCGACTTACTCCGCCCCAGAAGGGGCGCACGATGATCGCGTGGTTGCAGATGCGCTTATGAATCACGCGGCAACAATACATTATGGAGTCGAGGAAGGGGAAAATCTTTTAGCAGGGTATCGCGGATAAAAAAATGAAATGGCAGGCATCAATTTTTGGGGTCGAATCATGGCAGGTGTAACAGCATTTAAGGATGCGTATCTTAACGCGGGCGCAAAAGATACGGGCGTGTTCGATTCGTTCGATGCGCGGCAAATGCGCTACGAGATCAATTGGGCGCTGCTTGAAAATAGTGTCTACAACAAGATCAACAAGTGGGCGCACACGCTCAAGATCGAGCGAGGACTGTACGAGGCTACGCGCGGAATCTATAATCCGACGGCTCGAATCATTGATGCTTGGCAAACGTTCATTTGGGGTGGAATTCTTGACTTGGCAGCAGGCGACGGCAACGACAAACCGAGCGCGCTGCCTATTTTTATTCCTGACGCGAACGCGAAAGCAGACGATCTGCGCGCGGCGATAAGTGCTTTGTGGCTTGCGTCGTCGTGGCAGATTCGCAAAGACGCGTTTACCATGCGAACGGCTACCTTCGGTGACGGGGCTTTGCTGGTAGTTGACGACACAGAGCGCGGACGGATGTATCTGAAAACGATTCATCCGGGTACGATCCGCGATATTACACTGGATGATTTTGGGAACGTGAAGGGGTACGTGATCGAGGAATGGCGCGACGATCCTAAAACAGAGCGGCTGAGGGTTGGCGCGCAAATGAACCAGGTACCGAATCAGGTGCTTTATACAGAGAGGGCGTCGCGTGACGGTAACCTGGTAGTGTATGAAACCTACTTGAACAATGCGCCCTACGCGTGGAATACAGACCAGGGCGCTAAGTGGGAAGAGGGTTATGGTTTTGTTCCTTTGGTGATGTGTCAACACAACAACGTTGGTGGAAACTGGGGCTGGTCTGAAATTCATTCTGCCTTTGCCAAGTTTTTCGAGGTAGACGATCTATCCTCGAAGCTGCACGACCAGATACGCATTATTGTACACAGTAAGTGGTTTCTTGCTGGTGTAGACAAGCCCAGTACAACCCCAACCATTCGCGCGGAAACGTCGTCTAGCTCGACGGACGTAGACATCAAGCGTCGGCAGCGTCGCGAGGAAGAGCCGTTTGTTTATGCGCCTCAAGGCTCGACCGCTACGCCAATGGTTGCGCCGTTACAGATCGCGGACGCGTCGGCTGAAATTAAGCAGACTCTTGAGGGACTGGAGAGCGACTTTCCAGAACTCAAAGATGATATTTGGACTGCGGGCGGGGACGCTTCGGGCAAGGCGCTTGCGGTCGCGCGTCAGAGGGTTGAGACTCGCGTGGATAAGCGGCGACCGAACTACGATAACGCGCTGGTGCGCGCGCAGCAAATGGCAATTGCAATCGGCGGCTATCGCGGGTATAAAGGTTACGAAGAATTCGACCTCAACTCATTCGATGCGGGCGAGTTGAACCACAGCATAGGGGATCGCCCGATATTCAGACCGTTGCCACAAGACAAGATCGAGCACGGCAATTTGATATTCACTGGTGCGCAAGCAGCCGTTACGACAGGTAGCATGATTGACGCGGGAACGGCAAGCGCGTTACTCGAAAAGTACCTGCGAACGTACGGCGGGATGACCGATGAGGATTTGAAAGAGATCGGACAGATGCGCGCGGCTGGAATACTGAACGCGCAAGAGGACGCGGTGCTTGTTGGCGCGGATGGAGAGGCGGTAGAACAATGACGGCGCTTAGAGATATTTCGGTAGACGAATGGAATGAATTTGACTGGACAGAGCTTGGTGAATGGGGAAGAAGCCCGCGTGTTTTTATTAAGGGCGCAAGAAAGACGAACCCACCTCAAGATGGATATGTCTATAAGGACTGTACGCGATTTGGCGACGCGGAGCAAAGGTGGGAGCGCGCCAAGACATACGTAAAAGAGGGAGAATGACGATAGACCAACAGATCGTACCCGACCCAGGCAAAGCCAAGGTGATCGAGGCAAGCATTCAAGATAAACTGCTACCCGACCAAGAACAGCGCGCGGAGAAGCGCGCCGAGGCATTTACGATTGAAAAGCAATTGGGCACTGACTTTGGGGAGAGGGATGCGAAGCCAGGCAAGAAATGGGCGGCGCGATGACGTTTGGCGAAATAAACGAGCGGGTTGCCGAGAATGTGATGGGGCAAATAACACATAAGCCTGGCGAGCTTGTTTTGTTTGGCGCTGGGAAAAGGGAAGGCAATAGCATTCGCCTAGACAGCTGTGCCGATCAATACGGACACAAGCCTATCGCGAGAAACTATAGCACCGATGCCTCAGAAGCAATGTCAATGGAGCAAAAGATATTCGATGATGGGCGCGCGGTTGGCTATATCAACGAGCTACGCGCCATTGTGTTAGCAGACGCGAACACAACCGCATCCGACGATTGGTATCACTGGTTTCTTGTCGCGCACGCGACGCCGTTACAAAGGTGCCGCGCTGCGCTGAACGCATATGAGGAGAGCGCGTCCCCGTGACTAGCGACAAGCCCAAGCGCAAGAAACCCCTTGTGCCGCGTGGGTTTAGGAAACTGACCCCGAAACAGATCGACGCCCTGAAAGAGACTAGCGAAGCGGAGATTGAGCTAATCAAGCAAGAGATCGTACCCGAGCTGCGTCCGTTCGTTGAGGCGGAGCCGGAAGAGAAAGGCGCGGATTAAGACGAATGACAATAATTACCTCGAACTGGATGACCGTTTCCAAGTGGTCTGTTGTGCCCCGCTCGATAAGAGAACGGTTATTCTCGTTGCCTTGGCGACCGATGCAAACAACAAAATCTATTGTTACGCAAGTTCCAAGCACAGAAGTTGTGATAGACAGACAGCGTGACATTGCTTATTGCCATCCGAGCTTGGTAGCTGATTTGGCCCGAGCTATGGGGGCTTTCAATGCCCGATCCACGCCGTAGTGCGCTAACGCCAAAGTATCGCTGGAATCAAGCGGCGGGTCAGTATATTCGTACTGACGGGACGTTTGTCAGTCGAGAGCAAGTCAATAACGCGCTAGAGTACCAGATCGCCAAGAGTCGCGGGAACATGCGGACTCTCTCCGAGCAATTGCAAAGCGGCGAGATAGACTTGCAAGAATGGCGAACGGGAATGCTCAGAGAAATCAAGACCGCGCACGTCGCGAGCGCGGCGGGGGCAAGGGGCGGATGGGCGCAGATGTCGCCGGCTGATTATGGCAAGATTGGTCCAAGGCTGAAGTTTCAGTACGAACGTTTGAACATCTTCGCCAGCGAGATACAGTACGGCAAGCAGCCGCTAGACGGGCAAATGCTCAGGCGCGCGGAGATGTATGGCGAGGCGGCGCGAGGAACGGCACAGAACACGGCGCTCGAAGAACGCGCGGAGGCGGGTAATACGGAGGGGCGTCGCGTTCTAGGCGTGGCAGATCATTGCAGGAATTCAAAGTACGCGAGTGGGTGTATCGAGCTTGCAGCGCGAGGGTGGGTACCGATCGCGGAGCTAGTGCCAATTGGCGACGCGACTTGCATGACGGCGTGTAAATGTCGTTATCTTACCAGGTGACGACAAGAAAGGAAATCCAATACAAAATGGATATTCGGAACATAGCAAAGAGATTCGGATTGGGACAAGTTCGTGAGATTGATCGCGATGAAAGTTGCATGAAATTACGGACGGGCGTGCGGCAAGCGCGGGAGCGAGAAAAGAAACGGAACGGAGATGAATAGGCGAAACTTTCTCAAGGGGCTAGGACTACTTGCCGTGTTCGGGGCAGTGAGGAAGCTGCCGAAGAGCAACGCGCCCAAACCCTCATATAACCACACGCGGGGCGACTCTCCGCTTACCCCATGCGATGTTTGCAAGCCAAATTCGGTCGCGGCAATAGCCAAGGGAGTTTTTGTTGCATATGAAAACGGTGGCACAATTACCCAGCTGGGCTTTCCAGTCATACCGGCAAGTTCCTGGGGTCGCGTAGCAGGAGTGGCGGCATGTGATTCGGTTGATAGACAAGTCGAGGTGTTGCTTTCGGGCAAGGTGTAATAATGAAACAAAAAGCAATGGACGCGATGAAGGGAATGAAGAGCGAGGAGAAATTCAAAGAGATGATGGGCGAGCCGCTCACCCCCGAAAACGAAAAGAAGATGCGGCAGATGATGCGTGTCGCGGGGATGAGCGCCGAGGACATTGACGCGGTGATCGAGGAAATGCGATAGAAAGGGAACAGTGCCAGCGTTTATTTCTTGGACAAAAGAAACCTTCTTTGCGAATACGATTCGAGACCCCGACAACTCTGACAACTGTTGGATTTGGAAGGGCGGAAAATCTGGATATGGACGCTGTCCGCGTGGGCACACAACGCTTGGCGGAAAACAAATGCAAGTAACAAAAGCAGGGTATATATTAGAACACGGTATGCCGCCCCCCAAGAGAAAACAAATTAACCACAAGTGCAACGTAAGTTTGTGCATCAGACCCGACCATTGGTACGTTGGCATGCATAGGCAGAACCAAGAAGATCGCCACAACATGGCAATTGAACACATCAAGTGTTTTCACAAATCAGGAAACACGAAAGACTACCGGACGTGGCGTAACGAAAATGTGCGCGATCTCTTTGCTAGCGGGCATTATAGCAAGTCGGAGTTGGGCAGGATGTTTTCGCTGACGTACCAAGCCGTTTATAAAGCGCTAAAACTCAATTCGCACGCTTGAGGAATCTGTGTTATAATATGCCCGAAGAAAAGCCTCGCCAAGAGCTTCGCCACGCACAATGTCATCACTTGCTTGCGCTCGTTGTAAACGACAGTGCGATTGAATTAGAGTGCAAGGACTGCAAAGGCAAGGTGGTTATCGATGTGCCACTGATGCAAGCGATGATCTCGGCAGCGAAGGCAAAAAGGAAAGTTGAGATCACAATATAGATGCGGGAGAGTGAAACGGAACTCACGATAGCCTCATAAGCTATAGATAGTCGGTTCGACTCCGACCCCCGCGACAATCGAATAACCAGCGGCTTTACACAAGCCCTCTTTTGGCGGACTTATACAGTCCCTCGAAAGAGGGCTTTTTTATTTCTATCCTAACGCATACGCGAGCGGTAATCGCGGGGAGGAACAATGTTTGACCTTTTCGGACACCCGGTAATGTTTTTGGACGGTGGCGATAGCGGGGGCAACCCTGACCCAGATCCAAAAAAGACGCCTGACGGGGGCGGGAAAAGCAAGATCGAGTTCACGGCAGAGCTGCAAAAGCACGTTGACGAGTTGGTCGGCAGAGCGCGCGTAGAAGGGCGCGACGTTGGCTCGAAAAGCGCGGTTGCGGAGTTGCTCAAGGAGCTCGGCGTAGAAAAGCCAGAGGACGTGAAAACGGCTTTGGCGGACTACAAGAAACTCCAAGACGCGAGCAAGAGCGAGCTTCAAAAGGCGCAGGACGCCGCGACGGAGGCGGCAAAGAAGATTGAAACCGCGACTGCTGAAAAACAAGCGATGCTTGATCGCATGACGGAAATGCTCAAGAGAGAACAGGTCATGGCGGCGGCAAAGAAACACGTACCGCCGTTCCGAGACGATGCGCTTGAGGACGTGTGGATGCGCGTGGACAAGACAAAGATCACTGCCGAAGGCGACGTAACCGAGGATTTGGGTAACGTCAAATTCAAGGGCGTCGAAGACGCGGTGAAGCAGGTTGCCAAAGACAAGGCGCACTGGCTCGTGACGAAGTCCGGAAGTGGCGGAACGCCGCGACCAGGTACGCCAAGCGGCAACCGAGAAGAACAAAAGAAACCGATACTGCGGCTCTAAGCCGCGAAGGAAGATTGAAATGGGTGACATTGCTTTAGTTGCGGCAAAGGTCGCGCCGGTCTTCCCCGAAAAAGCCGAGATTTACGACGGCATCGCGGGAGTGACAATCACGGCGGGACAAATCTTGTATCGCATTACCGCGTCTGGTCTCTTGGGACTCGCGGATGAGGATGCGAGCGCGGAAGCCAGCCAGGCGGTTGGCGTTGCGTTGAGCGGTGGATATGCGGGTCAGGCAATTAGTTGGCTCAAGCGCGGGGCGTGCTATGGATTTACGGTTAGCGCGTTGGCGCACAACCTGCCGGTGAGTTTGAGCAACACGGCGGGTGCGTTGCTTGATACGGGCGCGACTACGAACGTTGTGGGGCGCATCGAGCCATTGTCAGACAACGGTCTGACCAAAGTTATTTACTTCGATTTCCCCATTGGCACGTATGCCACTGTGGCGACTTAGGAGGATGACATGAGTGGCATCTTTGGAATGCTGGGTCTGGCAGACTCAGACAACTCGTTTGTAAGCACGATCGGACAATCTATCGTTTACGATGCGATCAACGCTCTCTTGGCGCAGTACAACGACGAAGTAGCAAAAGCCAAGTCGGTTTTCGTTGAGCGCACCACGAGCGATTTCAAGTTTCGGTACAAACTGCCTGGGGGCGGACGGCTGCAAGAGCGCGTTGGCAATAGTCCCTCCGGCGATGTGAAGGCGTACGGCTCTTGGGACGTTGCGTTCCCGCTGAAAGAGTACGGCGCGGGTCTAGGCGGAAGCCGCGTGACCCTTGCGTACTTGACAATGCAAGAGTTGGACGCGCACCTGAAGACCATTATGGGGCAGGATTTGAATACCTATCGCTTTGAACTCATCAAGGCGTTGTTGTATTCGACTCAGCGAACATGGAAAGACCCGCTCAAGGGCGATCTGACCATCGAGGGATTGGCGAACGGCGATACCGTGACCTATCCTCCGGTTCTCGGATCGGAAAGCGAAGCAACTGACAATCACTATCTCGAATCTGGCTACGCGGCAAGCGCGATCTCTGACACTAACGATCCGTACGTGACAATGGTCGATGAGATCGAAGAGCACTTTGGTGTCGCAACGGGCGGATCGAACATCGTGACTTTCATTAACAACGCGCAATGGACGAAAACGCGCGCGCTGGCTGACGTGAACGAAGTCAGTGACACCTTCCTCCGCATGGGAACGGGCGTGAATGTTCCCATCGACTTGCCCGCAAATCTTCCGGGCACGGTTCGCGGTCGGCACAACAAGGGAACCTGGGTTGTGGAGTACCGCTGGATTCCGGCGAACTACATGGTTGCCGTTCACTTGGATGCGCCGAAGCCGTTGATCGAGCGCGTTGACCCCGTTGAGACTGGGTTGCCGCAAGGCTTGCAACTAATCTCGCAGACGGACGCGACTCCGTTGCAAGACGCGCAGTACGCTCACCGCTTTGGGTTGGCGTGTGGCAATCGGCTGAACGGAGTTGTGATGGAGCTTGGTGTAGGCGGATCGTACACGATCCCGACTGACTACGACTAAATGAAAATGGGGGGGCGAACAATCGCCCCCTTAGGTGCGTTGAGACCTAAAACATACGCGCTGACTCAACGTGATCGGCGCGAAAGGAAAAACATGGGAAAAGTACGATTTGACGAAGTTGTTGTGAAGAAACTGACCGTTACGGGTGACTCGGACTTGCGCTCGCAGGTCAGCCTAGCTGGGGTTGCGCTTGCATCGGGTTTCAAGGGCAAGGGCAAAACGTTCTATGCGGATCCGCGCAATGGGAACGACAACTACGACGGACTGACCCCCGCGACCGCGAAGGTAACTACGCAAGCCGCGATTGACCTCTGCACAAATCGACAAATGGACACGGTCATTCGCCTGAACGGAACCGAATCGCTGACGACTCCGCTTTTGTTCAACAAGCTGGGCATCACGCTTATCGGCGAAGATAGCGGTTGGGCAATCCCAGGGAAGGGCGAGCGGTTTATGTACTACGGCGCATCGGGCGTTGCGGTCGCGACCATCACCCAACCCTGCACGATCATCGGTGTTGGGTTTTCTGGTCAATTCTCAGGCGCGGGTTCTTACAACGTTTGCATCGACGCAACAGATAGCGACGGCTGGATTGGGTGCTTTACAAGTATCTTCGGTTGCCGCTTCACGACCTGGGGCACGCAACCAAACTATGCCCTGTGGCTGAAGGGATCGAACAACTGCCATATCGAGGGCAATCACTTTGACGGAAACTTCGAGGGCTTTGCAAATGCCGCGATTGGGCTGGGCGCGTCGAATGTCGCGAACATCGGCGTAGCGAATAGCCGTTTTATCAACAACTACTTTACTCACCTGAAAAATGGCAACTACGCTTTCGAGGCAATGGCAAGCTCGTACACGCAAGGCTGCTTTATCGGTCATAATGTCATGGTCGGTAAAGACGGAGCAGACGCGGAAGGCGCTCCTGGTGTGGGTGCGTTCTTTAACCACGCGGGCACGGGGGCGTACGGAACGATCCTTTACGACAACTACATCCCGCTCGCGAACACCTCGGCGTATTCGGACACCATCGCGAATCTCAAGACGGCGGGCTATCAGTTCGTCGGCAATCACTACACGGAGTAAACAATGGCAGACGGACAAGAGACAAAATCAGAATCGAAAGAACCGAAACGCGTTTCCAAACGGAGCGAGGCGAAGGAAAACCAAACGCGCGCTTCTGCTGGCAAGGCAGAATTGGATCGCGGAGAAAAGTAGGCGAGGGGGCGGGGCGCAAGTCCCGCCCCAAAGACTATGGGCAAGAGCGTTCTTGTAAACAACCTTCCGCCTTTGGGGAATTCATTTTCACAGTTTGCCACGACTCCGGTTGTGGTTAAAGAGGGCGCGGGCACGTTGCACAGAATCGTTGTAGGCACAGTTGCCGGACAAGCGGCAACGGTTATTTTGTACGACAACATAGCGGGAAGCGGAACAAAGATCGCAAGCATGAAATTTCCAACCAACGACACAAAGTCGGTTGAATTTGGAGTTGCCTTCACGACCGGACTGACTGTTGTCACAACGAATTCACCTGAAGTAACCGTGGTGTATGACTAATGCCATTTACCTATATCGGTGATCGATCAACCAACCTGGACAAGGTACGCTCTGAAATAGGCGATATCACTAGCGGTGCGGGGGTCGAACCAGACGGCACGAACATGCCCGACGCCCTGCTAAACGCGTTGATAACGGAAGAGGGGTCGTGGGGCAGGGCATCTGCTCGTGCGTGCGAGCTTCTGGCGGGACATTGGTCGCGAGTGCCGGATAGCGCGAGTACGGGGCAAAGGTCGCGTTCAAATCAGCAAGTCGCGCATTTTCGGCAAAGGGGCAAGGAACTGCGCGCGCAGTACGGCGGCGGCAGCGGGTCGATCACGGTCGGTGTGGTGGGTCTGGACTTTCAGGAAAAAGACAACACGGACATTGATTGATGATTCCTCCCATTCCAGACTTTGTTTATCCGCGCGGGGCGCGCGGCATCTTCGGCGGCACATTTGCCGCGCCGATGGCGGCAGCGATGGGAGAGAGTGGCACAGCTGGGTTGCCCGCGCCTACGTGGCATCTATCTGGCGGGATTTTAACTTCCGAGGTAGTTGCGGCATACCAGCCCCTTGGCGCACCGAGCCAAGCGGCGTCATACGCTAATGTTAACTCACCTGGAACATATGACGCCTTTCCAGAAATAGAACCTGCGTGGAGCACGGCGGGTGGGTGGGCGTTCAACGGAAGCACTCACCGACTGGCTACTTCCATTATTCCGCCAGCAAATCAAACATGGTCGATGTTTATTGAATTTGCTGGAGTAGTGGGAACGGGCGGCGCGTTGGCGGGCGCAACGAGCGGGACAAAGTATTTCTTACTACAGCCTAACCGATCTGACGGCAAAGTGGGGTATTTTAATCAAGACCTTCTTCTGGTTGCTCCCGCACTTACGTCTGGCGACATCGCGATTGCTGGAAACAAGGCGTACCGAAACGGCGTTGCCGAAACGGGGACGATGGGCACGGGAACAACGTCCCTGCCCTATCTATATATCGGGACACTTCATTCGGACACCGGGTTTGTAATTTACATCAATGCCTCAATCAAAAGAATGGCAATTTATAACGTTGTGCTTTCGGCGGCACAGGTTGCCGCACTTCATGCGAGTACATATTCAAGTTGGGGCAGTCTGACAAATCACAGACTTGCGTCCATGCCGCTTGCCAAGTCTCAGCTTGGACTAGAGTCTTGCAATGGGAAAATTTACGCGGTCGGCGGCGCGTTAACTGATGGCAGCCCCAAAAAACTTTATGAGTATACGCCAAGCACAAATGCCTGGGCGACAAAAACCGACTTGCCATTTGCGCAGCCAGAACACCAAAGCGCAATTTGGCGAACGGTAAACGGGAAAATTTATTTAATTGGCGGACTGGACAGTTCGGCTCCTGCTACGCTGTACGGGGATGTTTGGGAATACAACCCATCCAATGATACCTGGACCCAAAAAACTTCCATGCCAACCCCGCGCGAAGATTTTGGGTCAGCTGTCTACAACGGTAAGGTTTATTGCTTTGGCGGGATTACTGTTGTTGGTACTCCGTCTACTGCTTCTAATGTGATGGAAGTGTATGACCCCGCAACGGATACGTGGGACGAAACCAAGGCAGACATGCCTGCGGCAAAGGTGCTTGGGGATTTCGGCTGTTTTTGTAACGGGAAAATTTACGCGATTAGCGCACAGAATACAATGGTTGGCTATCCAACCCTTGCGCCAGTTACGACGGTCTACGAGTATGACCCCGTTGGTGATTCTTGGGCGACCAAGGCTGCTATACCGGCAGGAACAGACTACAAGGAGTGTGGAGTAATTGGAAATAAAATCTATGTTGTTGGCGGAGCGGCTGCACCGACCTACGGAACAAGCTCGGTTTATGCGATTCGTGTTTACGACACAACTAACAATACCTGGTCTCAGGCAATCGACGCTCCCTATCGAGCAAGTGGGGCAGGACTCGTCGAATTTAATGACAAAATTTACATGTGTGGTGGGTATGATGGCGTGAGCTATAGGTCTGACTTGTATTTATTGGCATTGCCATGACCGGACTGCCTCGCGTTTGGAAAGATTAAAATGCCAAGACGAATTTCTGCATCAACGGTAACAGCAACCGACATTAGCTCGTGCGCGCGCATAGCAACGCGCGCCGCGGGCGGGTAGGTCCTGCACAATAAATGGCATACATCACCCAGGTCGGCACAACGCCCACCCCTAACGCAAACATTGCGACTGCCCTGCTTGTCCACACGCAGACGAACACAACGCGCATTCGCAAGCTGTGGGTCAATGTCTTCTTGGACCAAGTCGCGGGCAACGGGGATTATATCGCGCACATAACGATACAAAGAGCGGGGGCGGGAAGTGCATACACCAGCATCAAGACCACGCTCGCGCTCGCGTCTGGTGTCACGGCTGGTTATTTTGGCTCGATACCGATCACGCTCAACGCGACGGATGTAATGAAAGTCTATGTCATCGGCTTGGCAGGAGACACGACAACGCCAGATATTGTCGTGGACGTGAACGAAGAGTGGATGGACATTGACGCGAGTGGGCGCGTTGACGTTGGAGAAGTGCTGGGCACGGCGCAAACCGCGGGCGATCTGGCGGCAATGCTGAACGTGATTGACGACTACATAGACGCAGAGATTGCTGCAATCAGTAACAATGTCACAACCATCTTGGCAGACTATGCACGGCGAACCGGTGACTATTCGACTCTCGCGGCAGGGGCTGAGATGGGCTTGACAGACGGGGCAATTACAGCCGCGAAGATCGCAACCGCCGCGATAGACGCGGACGCGATTGCAACCGACGCGCTGGGAGCGCTGGAGCTCGCGGCAGGCGCGGCGAGCGAGGTGGCGGTTGCGGTTTGGGAAAACGCGACTCGCACGCTCACGCAATCAGCCGCGCAAGTTACGGCTACTGTTGATGGTAGTGATATTTCGATCAAGCGCGGGGATTCAATTTCAATTGCGCTGACTGGACTGGCAAGCAATACAGGCTACGGCAAGCTGTGGTTTACGGTCAAGTCGGTGTACGGCGATGCGGACAGCGCTGCGATCCTGCAAGTCTTGCTGACTGCTCCCGCTGCGGGGACAGATGGATTGCAAGTTCTCAACGGCGCGGCGGCAACGGCGGCGCAAGCGTCAATCACAGTAAACAGCGCGACCGCGATCACAATCACGATTGACGAAGCCGCAAGCAAGGAACTCTCAATCGCGTCTGGATTGGTTTACGATGTGCAAATGCTTGTTAGTGGCGCGATCACAACGTTGACCGAAGGCAGTTTCGCGGTCACGGGTGACGTGACGAAAGCGGTGAGCTGATGGCGTTTGATATAGTCGCGGGTGACTGGCTCATAATGAATTCGGTTGAGTATCCAATTCGGCGAGTGCTTGCGTATACGGATGATTACGATCCGTCTTTTGCGCTCGAAGCGACCGTAGACGCGACTACAAAGCGATCGGCAGACGGAACGGCGGCAGCGGCAACTAACTTGACCGAATTAAAAGTCACCCCTAAGCAACCCATCGCGTCAGGAGAATCCGACGAAGCCACGCTCGTACAGCGCGTTGGGTGGACGGTGTATTTGAGAGATAGCGCGGGATACGTAGAGCTGACGATTCTCGATCCAAAAACATGACGTACGAAGTTAGGCGGTCTGGGTTTGACAGGGTTATCAGGCATTTTAAGAGTATTCAGCCCGCGCAGAGAAAAGAAATAAATCAATGGCTGGGAGAGGTTGCGGCTGACCAAACGCAGTACGTTGAGGCAGACTATGAAGAGAAGGTCAAAGTAAAAAACACGCAGCCAAACGAGATATTCATTCCATTTACGAAATTTGTGACCGGAACGGCAGGGACGAAGGTTGACCCGAAACATAGGGAAAGAATTAACTGGCTTGAAAAAGGAACGAGGGCGCACGACATCTACGCCCGTCACGCAAAAGCGCTGCATTTCGTCTGGCACGGGAAAGAGATTTTTGCTAAACATGTTCATGTAAGCGGTATCAAAGCGCGTCATTTCATTCGAGATGGAATCAAATTGTTTCAATCGCAGAGACTACCGCACAAGATTCGCGAATTGTCGGTGAGGTTGGCGCGCTTGTCTAGGACGGTGGGGTGGGGATGAGCCTATCCGCTATCAAGACAAATCTAAATACTCAAATCGCTGCGGTTTCTGGGGTAACAACCGCGTGGCGCGACGCGCTGGGAACTGATGGTCCACGCACGCCCAAGAATGAAGAATGCCCGCTTACTGTTATTGAGTCAGACGATCCGACCTTTGACGCCGCGCCAGTGGCAAATGGAATCACTCAATATACATGGCATCTTATCATCACGATATTTAGCAAGCCTGTAACCGTTGACACCCACGCAACGCGCGTTCAGTCAGTAGAAGACATCCCCGCGGGAATACGGGCGCGATTGGCTGCAAACAACTCGCTAGGCGGGACGGCGAAGTCAGTGCGATTTACGTCTAGCGGCAAGCTAGGATATTTTGAAAAGTTCGGAGGAACGTTTTACGGGGGGCAGGTGAAAATTGACGTATTCGAGAATGTCACAGAGACGTACGCGGCATAGGAGAAAATTATGCTCAAACTAATTGATGCACAAAAAGCGGCGGTGTTTGGACTGCCCGCGAAGGATTTAGAGGAAAGCGAGGCGCTGAAACTATTGGCGCATCTTGACTTGGGCGCGAAAGCGCACCTGGAAGACGCAGTCATATCGGGTGCTTTTCAGCGCGAACGCCCAAGACTAGAAGACGCGCCAAAAAAGGGGCACGGAGGCTTAAATGGCTGACACGGTTTACGATCTCATTGCAGTACAGCATGGATTACAGGGCGCGTTCGGCACTGGCGTCGCCGCGACAAAGAAATATCCTGGCATGGCAACGTTTCAGCCTGAGGATGCCATTGTCACGCCCAAGCGCATGACGGGCGAACCTGGCGGGATGACGGTCGAGGACGCTATCGCCGCGTCAACGGGCACGCTCATTAACTTGCAAGACACGGAATTGTCAGCAGAGTTAATGGCGTTCATGGGCAACATGGGAATCAAGACGGTTGGCGGACCCGCAACCTCGTTTCCGTTTGTGTGTCCTACTACCACGACCGCCAATTCGATCAGTTATTTCACCTGGGAGTTTGCCACGCTCGCGCAAGAGTACGAGGCGGCAGACTGTATCTTGGAAGCGTTCAACATTCACGGTGACGTAAACGCGAACGAAGGGCGCGTGTTTTTCAATGGTCGCGTAGGTGGGCGCAAGGCAACGGCATCTACCCTGACCGGCTCACTCGCTCCCTATGTTGGACACACTCCCCTCAACCTAAACAACTCAACGTATTTTCTTGATGCGCTGGGCGCGGCGGCGTATGGGGCTACTGGGGTTACCGGCGCGCTGCGCGGATTCTCGCTCGACGTGACTGAGACGGGTTTTGCGCGTGGTCGATTTATGGACGGACGCACCGATCTTGACTACGCGGCAGTGATTGGTGGGGGACAGGGTTACCGAATGACGGGCAATCTCAAGTTGTTGGTTGGCTCTCATGCGGTGACTCAAATCGCGAACGCGCGCGCGGGCACAGGAAAACTCATCTCGATCTCGATTGGATCAAGCACGCGAATCGTTCAAATCAATCTGCCGATTGTCTTTGGCAGCATCCCAGCGATTGGCGCGACGAACGAACAGGGAATGTTACTAGCAGAGTTTCCCTTCACGGTTGGTCATTCGCGCACGACAACCGTACATGGACCCGAAATAAATGTGACAGTTCCGAGTCTCACGATCACATAGAAAGGATCACATGAGCGACACGGCGAGTAATCTGTTCGAGGATTTCGTAGCGAAAAAGTATGAGGACGTAGATCTGTCTGAGTTAGGCGGTAGGTACGTGGGCGAGAAATTGACGGTTTGTGTCAATCCACCAGCGTACCTTGACGCGCTCGCGAAGTACAAAGTGCCAACAAGAGACACGGGCGAATTTCGTTCGTCTGATTTCGAGCGATGGGTTGTGGGCACGTTCTATCAGAACCGCGATACGGGCAAGCCGATTTTTACACAAGACCAAATCAAACAAATGCCCGACAAGATGCTCTACTATCTTGCGGGCAAGGCAGAGGAAAAATATAACGCGTACGAGTCAACAATAAAAAACTCATCGAGCAACTGAGGACAGCGCGCCACTATGTCAATGCCAATTCAAGCGCGGTCAA